AAGAACTTATACCAATGGAAACATATAGATGTTCTGCTTGTGGTACTATCCCTGAAAGATTCCCTCAATAATGTCAGAAGAAGTAATTAAGGCAGTATCTGTTTTCGATTTAGTTAAGATCATGACCTCAACCGAAAGGAAATGGTCTGATCTTAACGACGCGGAAAAGAAAGCAACGGAACCATTTATGATAATCATGATTCTGTCAATGCATCCTGATTTATTAGAGATAGTAAATGAATTTCAAAGATATGCTATATCGTCTGATTTAAAGCCTAAAGAAGTTTATTCATTCTTTAATGATATTTTACCAAAGCGGTCTTATTATAGTCCTTGGGTTAAAGGTAAGAATGAAAATGCTTATAGCAGTGTATTAATAGATGTTATAAGTGCTGAATATGAATGTTCAAAGTCTCAAGCTTACGAGTATTTAGATTTATTAACGGGCATTAATAATATAGATGCTATCATTAAGATAGTAAGTAAATATGGTTATACCGAATCAGAGATAGAAGCTATTCTTTTAAATAAATCATTACCAAAACCAAAAGCGCCTAAGAAGGTAGCAACTAAAAAGAAAAAATAACATGATCCAATATATATTAGTATTTTTATCAATGATATTCGTTGATTATGTATGGGGCATCTATATTAAAGCTATGGCAAATCACGAAGCATTAAAAGCCTCGGTTGCAGGGGCTTTAATTATGCTAGCAGGGGCTTTTACCGCAATTGGGTATATAGAAGACCATACCTTACTAATTCCTGCAGTATTGGGCGGATTTATAGGTACATACGTATCAGCATCTAAAAAGAAAGATTAATACAATGCAATCAAAAAAACACAGCATACTTGAAAGTATATCTAACGTAACAGTAGGATTCTTAACTACTTTAATTTTCAGTCCATTCATATATTCGTTATGTGGTATGACATATACTTGGACTCAATTAGGTAGTGTAACAATAATCTTTACCATAATATCAATATTAAGATCTTATATTATAAGAAGATTCTTCAACCATAAACATAAATAACATGGAGTTAATTAGTTCATATATATGTAAAGCATCTGAAATAGGGATACATGGAAATTTGTTTGGAGGATTAATGATGGGCTTAATAGATGAGTGCGGTGCAATATACGCAGCTCAAATATGTGATACCTCAAGAATAGTTACTATTAAGATCGAAGAGCTTATCTTTAAGAAGCCCGTACGAGTTGGAAATATTATTAAGTTTTACGGTAGTGTAGTTAAGTTTGGCAATACATCGGTAACTTTATATATAGAAGCCAGGAAGCATAATGTACATACAGGAGATCAAGAAATCGTAACCCATACTAATATTACTTTCGTTAGAATAGATGACGAAGGAGTTCCTTTAAGAATATCTGAAAGAGTAAAACAAAGATATAATGAACGCGTAAATCAATTCGGAAAAGGATTACTTACAAAGTCAGAACGAAAGATCGAGAAAAATAAATAAAAAACGGTTGTTTAATTGAAATAAATATATTATCTTTAAGTATGAAAGAAAAGGCACCTAAGATAGAAATAACTATCCCTAAATCTAAAAAGGAATATGTATTTTCTGATGAATTAAGTACTGACACTTGGATATACAATGATAAAGGTCTTTTAGAAGTAAAGATTGATTGGGATAAAAAATTACTTAAATCAATTCAAGACGAAATACTTTATCAAGAATCATTACCAAAATCAAAACGAAAGTATTTGAATCCGGAAAATGGTAAGTTTGTTGGGTATGCTCGAGCTAGAGATTTAGGATTTTTTGAAGATTAAATAAATAAAATATATGGGTAACGAAAAAGCATCAGTATTAACACAAACATTAAAAGTAACATTCACTCAAGAAAGTGACAGCTGTGAATCTAGAGATGATGGTCAATTTTTAACTATAAGGACAGAAGATGCCGGCGGAGGTAATTTTTTTATTATAAACACTAAACGATGGGCTGTCAATAATATAGATGAAATGATTGAAACCTTAAATCAATTTAAAGAAAAATACGATAAACTAAATAAATAAACAAACAAACATGAAAAAAATCAATTTATTACTCTTATTAACTATGGTTAGTTTTGGGAGTTGCACTAAAAAAGAAGAAGTATTAATAAATAATACACCAACTGAATCTAGTACCCGAATATTAGATATTGAAACAAGAGTTGCAGGGTCAAATACTACAACTATGTGGCTAAATAACGGCCAAAAAGATAGTTTATTCTTACTATCAGTTAATGGAGATGGCGATCCAATATTCAGTACAAGATGTGTTGTTGGTAAAGTAGGTGATACTTTAAATATTAGAGTTGAGGATGGAATAATAATGTCTGAATATCAAGATATTGTTATAAGAGACACAATGTATAATATTTTAAGTAGAGCTACAAATCATAATGTTGGTATTTGTAGACTTCCATCACTACCATTAAATCTTTCTTATATAATTAAATAAATAAATAATATGAATAAAACAATGAAAATCATAGATATATCTATGCACCTTATAATGATACTTACATGTATCTTAGCTTTAATATTCTCGCCTTATAATGATTGGTGGATAGCAAATACTTTAGTATGGGTATCAATATCCTTTTTAAAGGCTATAACTATCTCTAAATTAGAAGATAAGATTGAAGAAATATCAAAATTCTAATATGAGTAGTATTAACAAAGAACAAGTAAATCACCCTTTGCATTACGGCGGGGGTGATAATCCTTACGAAGCAATTAAGGTAATTGAAGCATGGGACTTAGACTTTCATCTAGGAAATACGGTTAAGTATATTTCACGGGCAGGAAAGAAAGATCAAGATAAAGAACTTCAAGACCTTAAAAAAGCTTTATGGTATTTAGAACGCAAAATTAATAACTTAGAAAACAATAAATAAAATGGAAGAAATCTACGGATTCGTGTTTTGGCACAATTATTTAAATTCAACATGGTATGCAATACCTAGAGACCAATACAGTACCTTTTTTGGAGGTAATGCTAATGCAGAAGGAGTATTAAAATCGGGGGATATAAAGACCTTGATTTCTATCATAGAAAATCCTGCATTAATAAAGGATCTTTAGTATAATTTGTTTCATTGTTTGAGGGGTGTGTAAGATATATATAAAATATAATCACATCTTTTTAAACAATGAAACAAATCTTACTTTTAGCACTGACCTTTCTAACTTTAAGCGTCTTTGCACAAACATGTCCAACTACGACAGGTAATTCAATTATCATTAAGTCGAATTATGCAGTTGGGAGCTCAATCGCAAATGAATCGAATGCAATTCTTTGCTATAACAATACTACAACGTCAAAGATTACTGCTATGCAGTTTAAACTTACTTATGACACTATTGCATTCACTAATCCATCAGTATATTTATTAACGGCTGATAGTGCAAATCATTACTTACAATTTTATGTAAATAAAGGCACTATCACAATTACATCAGTATACAATGGCACAAATCTTAATTATACTTATCCGTCAGGAGAGTTAATTAGAGTAAATTTTAAGCATTCTGCACCAAGCACATTTCAGTATTTAACTTCGATACAGCCATTAGCATTTAATGCAACGTATCCAGTTATAGCATCTACTAATGCAGGTAAGGATACTACATTAACTAAATTTAATGCTGGCGGTTTATTTACCAGACCTAGCATTTCTTTCTCAGGAACCTTTAAAAACGTAACAGGATCATTTACTAAGAACTTATTAGTAGGATTTTGGAAGCAACCAAAAACAGGTGGTGCATGGACATTAGTTGATGTTGACACTACCGATTTATTAGGTAAGTTTGGATTCACTCCAATCGTTGATACCACTTTCTGGACTTGTAAAGTAGAAGTTAAAGGTGATACCTTATCTTTAGGTAATGTGGTTACTACAGCAGACGTTCAAAAGGTAAATCGTTTCGTATTAGGTATTGAGTCGCCAGTTGCATTTGACTTCCATACTTCAGATCCTAATAATTCAGGCGCAATATCAATCTCCGATGTATATACTATCTTTAATAGAATAGCAGGAAGATTTACTTCATTCTCAGTTCCAGATGTAAGATTCTTTACTGATGTACAATTTGGTACCATTACTGATGATAGTTTAACTAATCATAGTTTAGATATACCAGGAACTGCTAATTATTCATATACAATCGTAACGGGTGTAGATTCAATTTTAGTTTATGTATTAGCAACAGGTGACGTTAATCAGACAGGTTATCGTATGGCGAAATTAGCCCCTATTAAGATCATAAATCCTCTTAATGCTCCTAATTATATAATAGACCAGACAACAGAATATTATGCAGCATTGAACGAAATTGAAATTAAATTACCAACTTTAAATGTAGAAGAAGGTAATTTAGTTAATATTCCAGTTAATGTTTTAACTAATGGCCAAACTTTAGGCGCAGTTCAATTATCAATGAAATATGATAATACTTTATTGGAGTTTAAAGGTGTTGCGTCAAAAGCAGCAGCTGCTAAATGGATGACATTTACTAATTCAGCTAATAATGAAGTTGAGTGGGGTGGTGTTGATATGTCAGAAGAAAATAAAATAACTGATGGTCAGCAAGTTGTCGTTTTACAATTTATCGCTAAAAAATCTAAATCAGAATGGACAGGTAGTCCTTTATATGTAACCCGTAAATTTGTTGGAAATTCATTTGCTAGAGACTTAAGTATTAAGCCTACCGATGGTAGAGTTGAAATTATGAAGACAGCTCCAATAGCTAAATTAACAGGAGAAATTAATATATTAGTATATCCTAATCCTACAAGTGGTATAGTTGCAATTCAATTTAATGTTCCAGATAATAGTAATACTTCAATATATTTCGTAGATATGGAAGGTCGTATAGTATCTAGCATTATAAATGAGCAAATGCCTAAAGGACAATACAGATATACTGCTAACCTATCTAACCTACCTCCTAGTGCTTATTTAGCAGTTATGGAATGTGATGGTAAAATACTTGCAAGTACTAAAGTATTAAATGGCACGACACTATAATTATTTAAAATAACAAATTATGTCAGAAGAAGTAGAAACCACCAACGACGGCACATGGTCAGGTCTTAAGAAGACTATCATAGCCACATTAACAACAGTAATTACAGGAGGAGGCGCTTATGTAGCTACAACCTTGTTTTCAGGAAATTCAGATAAAGAAGAAACTAAAACAGAACAAGTTGCTCAACCAGCAGCAGCTGCACCTGTAATCATTAATTTATCTAATAATAATGAGCAAAAGCAGCAAGCACCTGCCGCAACTAATACAGTCATTAAAGAAAGAATAATCGAAAAGGCTGCTCCAGTTGAAAAGAAAAAGGAAGAAAAACCTAAAGAAGAAGAAGCACCTTGGTAATCACAAATAATAAAAAATAAATATATGAGTAAGTTAAAAGAAGCAATTAAATCGTTTGTAGGAACAGACGAAATAAAAAACATAGAAGACAAAAATAGATTCTATTTTATGTTACAACAAATGCAAAACAATAGATGGAAAATAACAGGTATAGTATTATTCTTATTTTTCTTTATTGTATTGGGTATTAATGCAGGTATTATATTTGGATTAACAGTTGGAGAAGATTGGAAAGAAATGTTATTAATTTTATTAGGAGCATTTGTTGGTAATCTTAATAAAGTAGTAGATTATTGGTTCAATTCAGAAGATAGAGATAAAATGCTAATTCAAAAAGTGGACGA